AGAGCAATCGGGGCATAAAATAAAAACACATAAACTCTATATTCTCTAATTTCAATCATGTCAGAGATCGATTTGAATAAAGACGAAATCATAATCCCAAAGGAGTATGATCCAGAATACTGTAAACAAGCACTACTGTCTCATGGCAGTCAAGTCGAAAAAGCTTCTTCTCTTGATGTTTACACCATCTATGAGAAGAATACTTTGGCATTTGAATCTATCCACATCACCAACTCAAAATTTAAAGCATCATCAGGCTATGGCATTTCTGGATATGTCTTAAACAAAGACAAGGTTGAGGCCTCAGCAGGAGACTTAAAGCTCCACAACTTGGAAACATCCACAAACAGCCAGGACTTCTATGATTCCTTCAATGGTCCATCAGGCGTGGACTCTACCATAAGTCTCACAGGCCCTGAAATTGTGATTACAATTTCGCATCCAAAGCAATCTGCCTATGCTTACAAACATACCTTTCATGGTAGGATAGCTGCCAACGGTGAAACAAAGGCCATGATATCAGATTTTGAGGAATTTGTTGATGTGTACTCCAGCAACCCTTACAATTTCTTGTATAATCCAAAAATTTTGAGCATTGAGGAAACTAGTAGCACAATACTATTTCCTGTAGAACAGATTGGGACACTTCCTTCAACCATTTCAGTGTTTGGCAGGAGCTTTGACAAAAATCATTTCTCAGTTGATGATGCCAACAAATATATGTCTGTTAAAGCGGTGTCTGATGATGCAAAGTACTCTAATCAAGGTTCTCACAGGCAACTCCATAACAAAAACTTAAAAGCTATAGAGATAGCTTCAGTGTCTGGGATCATGCCAAACACTATTTCTAAGACTACAATGCAGACAAAGAAAAATTGCACTGTTTACATCCAGGTTCAGATCCTTGATCCTTCCTGTAAGCCCGAGAAAAGAGAGTGCTTGATCCAAGCTAAAGATGATCCTTACCAAAGACTCGTTTATTGCAAGTCTGAATGCTTAGGTCAAACTAAACCAGGCATTTCTACGTTTTTGTTTAAGATCATCTGTCTTGATTGCACTCAATCAGAGGTTTCTCACCCTACAACTTACTTTGCAGGAGCTCTTTCAACTTGTCTAGATTCGGAAGAAATGCCTTCTCTCGTTAGATCTGCACCAAAAAATCTGACTGCTATGGTTGACACTGACAGAGAGAAGATAAATGAGATCATATGCAAGAATCTGGTGGCAGTCCATCTTGAATTGGCACAGGATATTTCCAAGAAATTGAACAAGCCTATTAATGTGTTCACCATCAAGGACACTTCTAACATGACTGGAGATACAGTGGATGTAAATGGCAAAAAGTTCAGAATTTTGAAAGACTCTTCTGGAGACTGTTACTTCACATCAGCAACGTTTGAAAAGACTTTTATCGGAGTCTATAAATCTTGCCAGACATTCATTGATTACTGTGACAACAAGAAACTTAGCATAAATGGTGACAATGTCTTTATCTTTTGAAGCAGCTGTTTGCGTAGAGTAGGATTTCAAGTTTCGAATAAATTGAAAAAGAAAAGGAATAAACAACAAAAACCAAAAAAATCAAAAATGATAAAACCAAATAAAAAATAAATAAAACAAAAACAAAAAAAGAGGACTTCGGTCCCACACTTGGCAAAGATATAATGGTTGTCAAAGATTGGTCTAAACAATTTTGAAAATGTTTGAGTTGTTAATGCATTAAACAAACATAATGGTTTCGGTAAAACCCTTCTAATATTCAAGTTTGAATCAGAAGCTCTCCAAACTCCAGACTAGATTAAACGATTGTGACCAATTTCGAGGTTATTTCGGATAATTTAGACCAAATTTGGGGATTTCTCCCTCTTTTTTTGTTTTCACTTTTTTGATTTTTTTGGGTTTTCTATTTTATAATGTCTTTATTAACACAAAATCTGACTTAAACAAACAAGCACAATTTAACATTTGCACAATAGTGCTGAGGTAGCTTACAGGTAACATAGTCTGACATCAGGTAACATAGCTTATAAATGCACAAACAGAAACACTTCTCTATCAAAAGGGAAGAGAAAAGAAGCTGGATTATAACAGATAAATGCAATTTAAGTACTATTAAACCTCTGACATCAACAGATGCCTTATAAGTTCACAGCTCTCCGCTGCCTATAGCTGCCTGAAGCTCTTCATATTTCGAAGACTGGTCCCTTTCAGCAGTCTTGACTCTCGGTATGGCATTTTTGAAATACTGATTGATCAAAGCCAGTGGGACATTTGATGGCAAAACACCGTTGCGTTCACCTATCACTATCATCCTGTCAAGCTGAGCCTTTGTATCAAAGTTTGTGATTCCAAGCTGCTCAGCCCTTTTGTGCTGATAGTTCGCAATTGCAAAGGCATGCGCAAAAGTTGTTTTAAAACACATCAGATGGTTCAGATCACCACCAGTTATGACTTTGAAGATAACTTCATCCTTTGGTGACATCTGTTTCAAGTTAAAGATCTCCAACAGCCAGTTATTCAACTTTGCACTTTCAGCTTTCAGCTTTTCTTCGTTGTAATCCTTGATTCTGTCAATGTATTTCATCCTTATCACGGAATCCAATCTACTCCAAGTGAACTCATCCACGCCTGGTGAACTTTTCACAATATTTATATTCAAAAATGTCTTGGCATTATTTTCCTTGCCAATGAGCTTCAACCTATTGGCACTATTGATGTAGAGCACCATGTTGGCTTCAGTCAATTCAACCTTAGAACTTTTGTTATCAAAGAAAGCTTTAAAAGTGAAAGATATCTGCTCTTGCTCGAGCTCAACCTTAGCATTTTTGGAAAGAGACTCAAAGAGTTCTCTGTCATTCTTCACTTTAATAACGCCTTTTGTAGACATCTTTGCTTTGGTCTCTGATTGATTAGACTTTGGTCCCTGATTGATTAGACTTTGGTCTCTGATTGATTAGACTATGCTGTAGATTTTGGTTGAATTATTATTTTTGCCTTGATTGCTCT